TTGACAACCCTTGATGGTATTTTGAAAATGGCACTCACCGATAAGGCAATAAAAGCGCTGAAACCAGGAGAAAAACCCTACAAAGTTGCCGACAGAGACGGACTTTATTTATCTGTCGCTCCCTCCGGAACAATATCGTTTCGTTTTAATTACCGTTACAACAACCGCCAGCAAACCGTGACGCTTGGCAAGTACGGAGAAATCACACTGGCACAGGCGCGAGAAAAACTCCTGAAGGCAAGAGCTGATCTCGCCGCCGGGATTTCTCCGGCAAAAAAGAAACAGGAAATTAAAAACACTCTTGCGGAGAACAGCTTCTCTGTCTGGCTGGATAAATACACTGAAGAGTGTGGAGTTGCTGAATCAACAAAGAAGATGCGCGGCTATGCCATCGATAATTATCTGCGGCCGGCTTTAGGCAAAATGTCTCTCTTTGAAATCACTGAGAACGAGGTCAGGGCATTGGCCGAGGATCTTGTTAAACAGCAAGCTCCGAGTACGGCGCTGCTTTGCCGGATGATTATTAAAAACGTCTATACCTTTGCTTCAATGCACGGCGGACCAAAATTAAAAAGTCCGACCGATTTTGTTCGGCCCAGTTCGATCCATACGTTTAAGTCGAGAACCAGAGCGATGTCACCTAGGGAGATCGGTTATGTTTTAAACGGGATCGAACAAAGCTCCTCCGACATCAGCTCAAAGAGCGCGTTCAAACTGATTTTGCTCACACTGCTCCGGAAATCTGAGGTCATTAACGGAGTATGGAGTGAGATTGACTGGAATGAAAAAACCTGGAGGATTCCGGCAAATCGCATGAAAACAAAAAGACCGCACAATGTTTATTTGAGCAAACAGGCCTTCGATATTCTTGTCTGCCTTAGAACGCTTAGTACCTGTAAGAGCGATTTTATTTTCCCGGCAAAGTATGGCTTAAATAAGCCCATGGCCACATCCACTCCGAACCGATTATTAGAGCTCGGGATAGCAAATGCTAAGAAGGCCGGGATTGAAATAGAGCCCTGTACGATTCATGACCTCCGGAGAACCGCCAGCACGCTTTTAAACGAGGCGGAATTTAATTCGGACTGGATTGAGGCCTCATTGGCTCATGTCGCCTCCGGCGTTCGGGCAGTTTACAACGTGGCGGATTACGCTCCGCAGCGGCGCCGGATGCTTCAGGCCTGGGCGGATATGGTTGATAAATGGCAGAAGGAATATCAGCTTCCGGATTAAAAATTGAATGGGGCACGATGGTTCGTGCTCAATTCAATTGTGAAATTAAGTTTCAATAAAATAAATAGAGGTACTATTAAGAGGTATCATTCCCTTTTTTAACCAACCTAGGAGGTAGCTATGCCAGAAGTTGTAAAAACCGTTCTGTCTGGAATGTCCCTCTTGGGGATATTAGGGTACGATTTTGTGTACCCTGTCGCTCCTAAATCTCCATTTAAAGAGGCTAAAAGGGCGCTTTCTAACGACAGACAAATAATAGAGAGAGACATCGCCAACGCTGCGAGGAGAATCAGGTATGACGCGGAGACAAACAGGCGCCAAGGTTACCCAGGCTAAGGACCGCAGCGAGATACAAGTCGTTCAGCAGGAAGAGGACACCCCTCTTCCTCCAGCAGAGGAGCTGGAGCGTCTAAAGCGAATTGACGACGGACTCGTGACCAAAACCATTGAAATGGTAGAGGTCGAAAATAACTTTAGAAGAAAGCGACAGAATCGCGTGGATTTATTTGTCTTTGCCGAAAGAATTTTGGCTTTGTTAATTGTCGCTGCCATAACCGGCGTTGCGTTCTATGCCTCATATCTTTTAGGTATGGCAGGACATGAGTGGCCCGCATGCGTAATAAGCGGGGGAACTCTCGGCATGATCATATCGGCAATTTTTAAACGCAGATAACAAAGAGCCCCGCCAAATCAGCGGGGCCAATCTTTTAACTTGGCAGTTTAAAGTTCATTATGTAATCGTAGTCATAACGAGCCTGTCGGCCCAGAGTGAATTGCGGAATGATTTTTTTGTCCCGCTCCCAGCGCCAGAGAGTCGTGGCACTGATCCTCAAGATTCTCATGACATCTTGTCTTGTCAATTTTGGCTTCCCGAAGTCCATTCCTTTTTCATTGTTGTTCATCACGCCACCTTCTCAATATACCTAAGCACCAAATCCTCATCCAGCTCATGCACGCCGTGCGGGAGGCCTAGTTTCTCCCGGCGCTCGTGTTCGTCATCAATAAGCTCCTTGACCGCCATGAATTCACGTACTGTCCGGCGGGGAGCTGTCTCTAATCCTTCTCTCAAAATGCTGCAGATTTCGGCACCGACATCTCTCAAAACATCCAGCTCATGGGCTGTTCCCACGTAATGATTTGTGGCCTTTTTCGCATTTTTACGATTGAGAATGTCATTTAATGCATGCAGTGCTTCCTGGAATCGCTCAAAGAATTCTTGTTTGGCTTCTTCCTGCCCTTTGAGGCGCCTTAGGTACACCACAATTCCGCCCCAGTTGAGAAAATCTTGAATGCAGTGCATGTGATCATCCGTTGCATCACCGCGGGGCAGTGTGATTTCAATAATCAAAGCGGTTCTGTTCACGATAGATTTCAGCTCAGTGACCATTGCGTCGGAGTAGTGGGCGCCGGGCAAACGAATCTTTATCGGTCTGTGTACCTTGCGAGGCTTTTTACTTGTCGGCATTGCCTTCTTCCTCCTTAAAAAATACCAGCCAAAATCTGTTTGTTCCTGCTTTGTTGGCCGAGGGTTTCTTGTCTCCCAAGAGCGGCTGACGTTTGAGCACGTAAAGCAGCTCTGCCAGCGTCACATCTTTGTCGGCCCACTTGAAAATCAGAGTTCCGTTCGGCTTGAGAACTCTCCAGGCCTCGTCAAAGATCTTTTTCATGCCTGCATGCCACTCCTTCTCCAGCACGCCATAGCTTTTTCCCATGTCAGACGTCTTTCCGCAGTTAATGAGGTGCGGAGGATCGAGCACGACGAGATAAAACGAATTGTCCGGGAACTCGAGCCGCCTGGCGTCCATCAATTTGTCCGGGTGAATCTCAAGTTTTTTGTATTGCCGCGTCCAATGAGTTTCCCATCGGATATCTCCGAACAGGACATTTGCGTTCTCTTTGTCAAAGTAAAACATCCGAGGGCCGCACATAGGATCAAGAATCGGTTTCATTTTTGTGCTCCGTCGCGTTCGTAATCAAAAAACAGGTTCGCTGTTATCCGGCACAGAGTTCGTCCGATCATGCCGGTCCACCTCGGTTCATTGTTGAGCGCTGCCAGAAGGTCGCGGTCGTTTGCCTGATGCTCAAGCAGCTTGACAATATCCAGGAAGACTCGCCCCTGCTGCGCAGGATCTTTCTCGCGCTTAGCGATGAACTTCTTGAGGCTCGTTAAATAAATTTGATTCAGTTTCTGTGTCATTTTCTTTTCCGTTGTAACTAGAAGCCTCCTGTCCCCGGTTGTCTGGCTGCCTAAGTTCTGGTTAAAGAATGGAGCAGGGGGCTTGTAGTTACATTTTCGATAAGTGCCGGTCTGTTCCCGACTGTCACTCCTGTCTGATAATTAATTTGCGAGTTAATCATTCAAACAGGAGAAACTATGTTTATTGATCCCATCGTTCACATCGACAGCCCTCTTTATGTTGAAGCTGAGTATCAGGACGGAGGAGAACTTCTTGTTTGGCTTTCGATCGGATTACGGCTCCTTGTTCGTGACGTTTTCTTGGAGGAATTTCTTGAGCTGCAGCGGAAGCCTGACCATCAGACCATAGTGCATCTGATAGCCACTCATCGGCGCCAGTGGGTTTAACTGGAATGTAAAGCCGTCCCTCAAAGGCATACTCTTTTCCATCCAACTCAATGATCGTGACGCGCCGGAGGTCATTAAGGCGACGGCCTCCTATGCTTTTCTCAAAAGCGATCATTGACTTCCCAAGAAGCCACAATCCGAGCCTGAAGCAAGCCAGCCTAATTTTTGATCTTAGAAAATCCATAGAACCCTCGTTGTTTGTGGTCTTTTCCTCAGAGTTGTTGGGCGCCGGTCTTTCCCGGCTGTCACTCCTATCGGATAATTAAGAGGTCTCAATTCATCAACTACCGAAAGGAGAGAAAAAATGGCAGATGAATCTCAAAACACCCGTGTTTTCATGGAGAAAGAAGAGGCGATCCAGGTCATATGTGCCGCGTTGCAGGGAGGCGCCTTAAAGCTTCCTTTCGCCACTGAGTTTCATGACCACATCAAAAAGGCGCCAGACGGTCTGAAGTTTGAGACTTTCGCCCGGGCCATCCAATATCCTGTCGACGGATGCAATGGGTACATGATCAGCGGGCGAATGATGGATCAATTCATGGTCCCCGCTTATTCCGACGGACTCTATTTGCTGACTCTGCTTGCAGTTCTCACCGGAGGAATCAACGAAAAGGCTTTCTCCGATCTGGCTGCAGCGGCGGCCACTCATTGAATCGAGCTTAATTAAATATTCAATCCGGGAAGAAACGAACCTCTGAAGCGTAAGGTAGTTCGTGGCCTTCCCGCCGAGGCCTTTCCCTTCGTCGAGCAGTTCTTTCCAAATCTGCCGGGCGGCCTGGGGATACAGAGGAACGAGCTTTCCGTATTCTTTGATAATCGAGTCCTCGACCTCAAAGTATTTGTAGGTTCTCGACAGAGAATTTTCAGGTTCTTGGCTGCAAGTTTCTTTTACTGGCGCCGGTGCTGAGTCCTCGTAAAAATCCTCTTTGATTCGGGCGTTGAAGAAACACATGCCTAATTTCCCGTCAAGGTCATAATCAACGAAAATCAGCACGGATTGAGCGTTTCCGTTCTTAGGATCGTTGGCCGCACTCTCAAGTCTTTTTATCCCTTGCTCGCAGCACTCTCTTATCGTGTCATAAGTAAGTTCACAGTTTGGTGAGGATGCCTGGATGGTTTGGGCCATTGCCGCCACAAATTCAGGTCTAAGTTTTTTCATGATGGATTTCCCAGAAGCGGTTAAAAGATCGGATCATTGATGCCGAAAAGCGAACCCTTAGACATGGAAGAAAGACCGTCGATGAACCTGAGTTTCCCTAGTTGGTCTAACTCGAGAAGCTCATCGATAATGAGCTGAGAAATTCTTTGGATTCGTTTTGCCCTTTTGATTGTGAGGTTGGAAAAGGGCGCTCCGCACCCTGCTTCTTTCTTAAGGTCTTCAAATCGAGCTTTGATGGACATGTTAAGAAGACGCGCTCTTTTCTCGTCTGGAATTTCTTCTTCAGCGAACGATAGGTAAAAGTCTGCATACCTTTGGGCAAACCACTTTATTGACGTTTTTGGCGTGACGCCTGGGACATCCAGTTCAACCATGACTTGATAGGAATCGGGGTCTTCGGCAATGGTCCTCTCAAGAGCTTCTACAACTCGATCGCAATAGTCATCAAGTTCTTCCGGAGACAAATCCTCTTCCACCTTGTCTTTAGTTCGACGAAGAATTCCGGAAACATATTCAGGATTTAATTTTCTCTTCATGGACATTACTCCTTAACAGGGTCTTCAATAAAATCTCTTAAATCAACCAGCAGGCTGTAGTCCTCGCCGCGGATTTTGAATTTGACTTCGTAGCCTCCGGTGAAAATACCTTTCTGCTCCTTGTCCGGGTAAATGATGAAGGTCTTGTTTTCTTTGTTGGCCTCCTCCTCAAGGAGGCGAACAATGTGGTCACGAGTTTCTTCTGCTTTCTGGCAGTCGATGGCGCCGGTTTCAAGCTGGCGGTCCATGACGAACTTAAGAATGACAGGCAGACATTTTGGGTCTAGTCGTTTCATCGCGCTCTCCCAAGGAAAGTTTTAGCGAATAGTTCCGGCTTACAGCGGCCTTGCCTCAGATCGACGATCTCGTACAGCCCTTCATTGTTTGGCATGTTGTTGATTGTCGCGATGTAAATGTCGCCGCACTTACAAGAAAGCCCCGAGCTTCTCTTAAACCAAAAGTCGATAAACTCCTTGTCACGTATTTCACAGACGTACTCTTTCTCCGGATTTGCAAAGTCTTTGAAAACCCAACCGATCGGACTGTAGAAATCCGGGCTAATTAGCCAGAGCTCCTTTGTCACGTAAGGAGAGAAGGAGTGTTGAATTTCTACAGGCTCCCACGCCAAGAACTCCTGAGTTTTTGGGACAGATCGTAGGTTGCCGGAGCATAGGAACTCATCGCCGGCCTTGTAGAGAAGCACAGCACCGGAGCAGTGAATATCAAACCAGACAAGAAAATTTTGCCCTTCTCGGAAATCATCCAGCGGGATAACGCCGGTGTTGGTGAGTTTGATGTCCATGCTTATTCCTCTTCTTCGACTTTCGGCATCGGGTCGTACGAAATGTTGAGGCTTCTATTCGTAAGCACGCTGCCTATCAGGTTGGTGATGCCTCTGACTTCTTCAAGCGCTTGGCCGAATCGGTCCAGATCATTGCTGTTATGACTGGCGATCATTTCCTTCATGAGTTCTCTCTTCTGCTCCAGCAGCTCGATCACGCGGTCTCTGTCATAACCTCGGAGGTAGAAGGTGATTTTTTCAACGCTCATTTCTGCTCCTCCTTGTCAGTCTCCGGTTCCGGCTTTACCAGAATCCCTTTGTTGAAAGAGGCCAATAGATGTCCAATGGAGTGATGGACGTTTCGAGAATCCTCCAAGATCTTCATTTGAATTTCTTTGTCGTTCGGACTGGCTAGCCAACGCCCGATGATCTTGTCTCTCTCCTTCAGGAGCCTGAGCAGTTTGCTTTTGTCGCTGCCGCTCAAAAAGAATGTAATTTTTCCTTCTTCTTTCTCCGGATCGAACGGTTCCCAAGGACTCTTAGGATTATTTGCCAAGATGAGGCCAAGATCTTTTTCCAATTTCGCAAACTGATCGAGATCACTGTGCGAGATACCTACCAGCATCATTTGATTGACCAATGCGCTCCGAATTCTGAGCATGCGGGCCATTTCCTCATATGTCTCGAGATCGAGATAGAGGGAGATTCTTCCGCGGGTCATTTCTGCTCCTCTTGATTAATTGCAAAACTTTCTTTTTTGCTCGACATGGAGTGTTCGACAAGGCCTCGGATGCCGGCAGGAAGGGAGTTGATGTTCCATCGCTTTTTGCCGCCGTCAACCTCTTTGCACTTCTCGCAGATTTCCTTCAGCAAACCGTCTTTGTCGAGTTGATGCAGGTCGAGGAGGAAATCCTCAAGGATTGCCCGGTGTTTGCTGCGTTTGCGGAACGCCACGCCGTAATAGCCTGCCTCAGCCTCCCAACGTTTGTGCCAAGTGACCTTCCCGCTGGAAGAAGTGTCTTTTTTCGAGCGATCAAAGGAGATGCAGCCGCGCACTGTAATGCCGTCGATTTCGATCATTTTTGCTCCTTGTCAGAGCCCGACGCCCGGTCGATCATCAAACCCTGATTGTTTAGAACAAGGACATTGCCGATACGGCAGCAGAGCTTTTCGATCTCCCACGTGAATTCGCCCTTACGGTCCGGCTGTTCTTCACACGCTTTCTCGAGCATCGCCTTTTGATTCAAAAGGTCGAGAAGGAAAGGCGTATCCCACGGATTGACGAAGAATGTGAAGCGATCCTGGCTCACTTTTTCCTCTTCCGTCTGGACGCCGCAACGCCCGATAAAACGGATCTTTTGACTTTTAGTAAGGAGAGTCTTTCCGAGCTGCTTGGCAACATCGTCGAGCATGCGAGCTTCTATGTCTCCGGCAATCGGGTGGTTCACAGCACCCATGAGCGAGGTCTTTCGTGCTACGAGTTCGACCGCGTCGTTAAAGACGTCATTGGAAAGTTTGAAAGTGATTTCGCCCGATCTCATATTTCTTCCTTCGGCAGCTCTGCGAGCTTGCGGGACAAAATCATGACGCAGTCCGTGAACAATTCCCGGACACTCGGATGTGGAGTTGGGTTGGACGCAACGCAGGCGCCCGAAACTTTCGCCGCTCCATGCGAGGAGCTGGCGGGCGCTTTCGTTGACTAATGTGGCGTCGACATTGGAGAAGAAGATCCATGTCGGAAGGTTGTTTTCTTTGTTGTTGAGCATAACGCACCTCTTGTTGAGATGCGTTCAATATAATGAACTTTTAAAAGAAAGTAAAGCGATTTGAACCAATCCTTAAATTCAATTCGCTAAATTTTTGGATAAAGTGTTCACAATTTCCTGAGCTAATTGTTGTTTTGGCTTCGGCATTCCATTGACTAATTCAGCCACTAGCTTGGCTTCTGGCGACATTTCCGCGTTCTCTCCGATTTCCGGCTTTCCTTTCCCAAGAATGAGCCAAAACGGATTTATGTTCATCGCGTTGCAAATTTTCATTGCAGTTTCGGCACTTATCTTTTTTGTCTTCCCAGAACAAATCTGAGAGATTGTGGATTTGGTAACGCCAATCTTTGTTGCCAGCTCAATGGCCTTCATTTGTCTTAGCTCTAATGCAAAGACCAATCTTTCTCCGACAGTGTTCATAAGTTCAGTTTAGAAAACATACGGTTCAATTAGGTGAACGAAAATGCTTGCGCAAAAGGTTCAAACCGCTTAACCTATAAAAATGAAAAAAGAATCTGCAATCAATCTATTTGGCTCGGGAGTTGCTCTAGCAAAAGCCGTTGGCCTAGGTAAATCAGCCATAAGCATGTGGCCCGAGGTTCTGACTATTCGCCAGCAGGACGAAGTTATCGGCGCGGCACTGCGATTGAACAAGATCACGCCTGCGCAGGCTAAGGAGCTCATAGAACATGAGAGACAAAGGGACGAACGAATTACGAGTGAACGTGACCGATCTGACGGACGCCGTTCTCAACTGGAAAGTCGGCCTGAACTCTGACTTGTCGAAGAACTCGATTGTCTGCAGGGTGCTGGATAAGTGGGCGAGAGAAGTGGTCATGAAAACGCTCCGTAAGCAGGACAAGGCCAATTTATCGGTAAAGCTGCTGAAGATCCACGGCGTCGATCCGGCATTGTTCCGGCGCGATCCGGCAGGCAGCGGAGACGAGCGGAATGAGGCGGAAGAAAAAGAAGAACAAAGCCCGCTCGCGAACTTTTACCAAACCCTTGAGAACACAAAACGCCAATAGGGCGCCGGCAGTCAAACAATCCAAAGGAAAAACAACCATGACAGACGATCAAAGGAGAGTCGCCAGACAGCGACTCGACAAACAGCTCCGGCAGCTTGACTCCCGGAAATTCTCTTTCAACCGAATGCCTTGGCGCAAGCGGATGGCTTACGCACTGCTGTTGTTCATCTACATAGTGCCGTTGGCAATCACGGCCGCGCTTGCGCTCGACAAGGTTTTCTAGGAGAAGGTCATGGCCAAAGAATCCAAACAACTGATCGGCGCTCTTTTGATGCCGATAGGGGGCAGCTCGCTTCCGGTCGGCAGACTCGTCAAATTAACGGACGATCTGGAGAGCTTCCGTGAGCTAATTGACTGCAAAACCATTGAGCACTTGTCTATGGGATGGGCGCCGGGAGTTGTTCTGGACGCGTTCATGGACGAGGAGGGCATGCTGGCAAGAAAACCCTATTTTGTATTCCAGGGAACGAAGCTTTTCGGCAATGTGCTTCTGCTGCGCAGAGGCAAGAACAGCGATTCCGACTCACTTCTCTTTAATGATTTCATGGCGATTGCAAATCTTTGCTACGCGTTCGACATGACCGGTGAATGGGGGATCAAATGAGCACGCCTTGTTTTTTACTTCACATCGGCCCGTGCTGTGTTGCCGAAGCCAAAGGCGTCGAAGAACTGGAAAAGCGCCTTCATGCAATTGACTATGAGCTCTGTTGGCTAAAACAGCTTTCCAAAGACTATAAGAACGGCGTCTCTCGCGGAGCCATTGCAATCGCAGTGGGTGCAATGCGTTATGTGAAGCTCTTGAATCCTCCCCGCAGCACTCCGGACATTTTGGAGCTGTGGTGCAGAACATTCAATCTGGACGTGATGACGATTCTCTACAGAGAAGAAAGACCGGCAGATGACAAGTTCGGATTCCCGGATGTTTTTCCGGACATGTTCCCGGCAAGAGGATTCCTCAAATCCGGTTGTCAGACCTACGAAGAGTTTTGCAATAGAGCTCTGGTGAAGATCGGCGAAGGCCAAACGATTGAAGTTCCGGAAGACAGCCCGTGGAATCCATGGGCCGAGGCCCGTAACAAACGCTGGGCGTCTAGATATTGGCTCGGCGGATACAGCGAACTGGCAAAGGAGAAGGACCATGACAAGTAAAGAGAGCCTCTTTGCAATCCTGAACGCCGTTGGCGGTCTCATGTTCCTGGCCGTACTGGTGACGGTTTGCCTGGCGATAGCTGCGGCGCCGGTAGCTGTGTTTATTTGGCTTGTCTATTTAATGCTCAAGTTTTTGGGCGTGTTTGCGTAAAAGTTTCGGTCTTCTCCCGGCGGTTCTCTTTTCGTCATGTTCACCTACGCCGGGAGAAGGCCTCTCAACCAAAGAAGAAACATCATGACTAATCAAAATCAAAAAACGGACATCTTGGTCGTCAAGCTCGTGCCGGGCCCGAACGGCGCCCCGCTGGGCAAAGTCATCCGAGTAAACAACATCAGGGAGGCCGCTGAAAAGCATATCTCAACAGATTTGAGAGACGTCACCAGCAGGTATATCGATGTGGCATTTGATCTTCCTGTGAGCGCGGTTTTCAGCACACAGAAGGCCGAACGTTCCATTCACTTCGCAAACGTCACACTTCCGGGATCCGTCCTGTTGTTCGACAAGGATGAGGACTGCCGCGTACGGTCGCTCTCCCGGGCGCAAATCCACGCCATAGCTTATTTCTGCGCCTCCTTCAGATATTCGGAGGAATAGCCATGAGTAAGCCCGTTTTCAAAATTCTTTTAGGAACCGTCATCGTTGGAAAAGTAAAGACGAAAGCAGAGTTTGCGGAGCTCCTGGATCGCCTTGAGACCGATCTGTGCAAGTTGTCTTTTATCGCTTCTGTTGCATCTTTGCTCCCTAACGAGGAGTTCGAGGAGCTGATGTCAAAAAACATTCAAAAGCTCAAATCACTAAAGAGATTAACCATTCCGACCGAATCCTATGAGTTGTATCGAGCTTGGGTAAAACTCAATGAAAACAGTCCGGTGGCACTTGTCTATTCAGCCGACGCCCCGTCCGAATGCTTCACGCTCACTGCAGAAGCCGCCGAGGAAGAGATTGAGTGCCAGGGCGAAGCGGAAGCCTCAGAAACCTACGAAGCGTTAAAGGAGTTTTATGCGGCCAAAACAAACAAAACGACCGAATCTGCCAAACAGGTCGGCTCAGGCAGTGGAGACTAGAACATGATCATCGAACTAACTCACAAAGAACCGTTCCCGTTTGCCAATCATTACGAGAACTTGTCTAAGCAGCGCTACTTCAAAAAGTATTTCGTGAAACTCTTGGGCATCCCTGAGGTCCAGTTAATGCGTCTGGGCGCAGACGTTGAGGCCGACCGCGCTTATTTGTTCAACAAGTTTCACAAGATCGAGCAACACTACGAGATCGAAGCTTGGGAGCCGATTGAAAGCTATCGAATTGCCGGGGAGACGGCATGAATACGAACCTCCCAATATCTCAGGCTGATCTTGAAGCGATGAGGATCGGATCGGCGCACGCAGCCGCAGAAAGGGAGTGGTCCTGGATGATGACCGTGGATGCGGTTTCAGGGAACCTGCAGGCAAGCACCGATTTCCGTCGCGCCCTCGTCAAGGCCGGACTCCTGCAGGACAACTGCAATATTCAGCCTCCCATGGTGTGGGCACCAATTCTTTATTCCTACGACTTTTTATTTCCTCCAAAGGAGACGACAAATGGCAAAACAGAAAACGACAGAAGTCAGATCGACAGCACTGAACCTCACGGACAAATTCGAGATTCCGCTTCTCTCGATAGCGATCCAGCACGAAGTCAACCGCATCAACGAGACGCAGCGCAGAACGAAAGACTCTCGCAAGAAGCTGAATCAAAACTTCGCGCTGGAGACCTACGAAGGAATCCTGAGAGCGATCGAGGAAGCTCAATGAGTAAGAAAGACAAGATCAAGATCAGCGTAAGAGAGGCTTATTGGGTGCTCGGAATGTTCAAAAAGCTCGAGAGCATTTGTCTTGAAATCAACAGCCTTCCGATGCCGCTCCGTCCGGAAATCAAAGACTTCAGAGATCGTCTGAGACAAAAGCTCAGAGAGATGGAAGCCCGGGAGCGTGAGAGGGCCAGATGACGCTCGAGGACAGGATTCTGAGGCTGGCCCGGCTCGGCATGACGCCGTATCAGATCGAAGAGCAGCTGGGGATCAAGCACTTCACGATCCATATCGGCTACCACAAAGTTCTGCAGCAGGGCTACTCCGAAAACGAGGCCTTCTTCGATCGGACGGCAGGCGAGCAGTTAAGCGGACCGGTTACTGAAGAGTTTCGCCAGCTCAGTCTGAAGAAGAGGCCCGCCAAAGAGACGCTGACCGAGTAAGAGCAGATGGCACCATGAAGAGATTCTGGCTTATCAGAAACGCTGGAGAGAGATGAGGGAGAAGTTAGATGAAAAGCATAAGCGAAGCAAAGAGAAAAGCACTGGAGAAGCTGGGGATGCATCCGGAGCTGATGGTTTGTCCGGCAACGGGAAGGGAGCTGACTGTGATCAGCTCGGTACATGAGTACGTTAAAGATGGCAAAACAATGAACCTGCTGCACATCTCGGTATCGCTCAAAAACCGTAATCCTAACTGGGATGAGATGTGCTTTGTCAAAGAAAAGTTGCTGGGAGACGAGATGCCGGCGGTCCAATTCCATCCGCCGCGTTCTGAATACGTCAATGAGCACGAGCATTGTCTGCACATTTGGGCCTCAGAGGATTTTTCAGAGCTGTGGCGCCGGATGGGAGAAAAAGACTACTGGAGACAGAAATGAATACTCCCAAACGATTTGTCGAAAGAACCGTGATCGAGCTCACCCATAACGACGATTGGAATGATTACGAATGGGAGGACGGCGATCAGATCCTAATCGGTCTTTACGACGCTGAATCCGGAACTGTCATGCACATCGTAGGGCTCTACATGGAAGACTGCGATGACTTCCAAGTGCTGGCGCCGGATGGAGCTTTCGGCCTGAGCCTCTTGGATGAGATGTATCCGGACGTTGAAGTGACCGCGTGGCAGCCGATCTCTACGAGCAGGCGCGTCTTATGAGACTGACAGCAGAAGGCTACGAGCTCTCTCGGGATGATCAATTAGAGTGGTTTCTCTACCCGCTGCTGAGAAATGGCCGCAGTACGCAAGACGTATCCCACTGGGATTTTCTCAGGGGAATTAACTGGCTCTTTGAAAAAAGCCGGCTCACTCGAAACGTTAATAGGGCCATTTGGCAGGCGACAATCCCGCTCTACTGGCAGGCGCTCCATGAATGGAAAGGAATCCCGACAAACAACGAAAACTGCGCGCCGCCCGGATACCTGTACGACGGCTATCAAAACAAAGGAGAAATTGACAATGAAAATCGTCTTATCACATACGGAAGAGTTCCCGTTTGACTGCTATGAGGGCAACTTGGCCAACGGTGAGTATGCCGGGGCCTACCTCGTCAAATTCAAAGATTGCGTCCATCCGGAAGTGATGTTTGTCACAGAGTCTCAGGAGTTTGAGGACTGCTGCGTGCTGGAAAACGATTCAAACATCGTTGAAAAGGATCAGGCCGACGAAATCGAGGCATGGGAGCCGATCGACGCATGCGAAATCGTCTCCGGAGAACACTACATGCCGGAGCTCACCAGACCCGAGCTCCTTCTTCTCAAAACTTGTCTGAAGCGAGGCGGATTCAATCTGCCGCTCGAGTGGCGTGGGATGGCCAGGCATCTTTTCGCGAGATTTGATGCGGAGCTGAAAGGAGAAATCCAGCTTGGAACCGATGGCCAAAAGACCAATTAAGAATCAACAGAGAGATTCATCATGAAACGATCAGAAAGAAGTTACGCAAAGATATTTACAGGGAAGTGGCGCAGCCGCTCCTTCCGGACGCTACGAGGGAATCCGTGGGCCATTGTTTTGCAGGATTATTTGATGTCGTGCCCTGCTTCCGAGATGTCCGGAGTTTTCTATATGCCCAAGTACCTCATTGAGGGCGAGCTGGGGATTCCGCACGACGAACTCGAAAACGCTATCCGAATATTGGAAGAAGCAGACTTTTGCCGCTTCTACGATGACGAGTATGTGTTTGTCTTCAATATGGCCCGCTACCAGATTGCGGACGCGTTGAGCCCGGATGACAACCGCTGGAAGAGCCTCATGAGGGATATTGAGGAAATGCCGGACAACATTCGCCGTGAATTCATTATCCGCTACAACGAGGATTTCAATCTCGGCTATCAAATAATCCGGAAAGCAGCGGAGCAGACGGCGCCGGTGCAGACTTCACCTCAGATAGAAAGCAATCAAGAAGAGGGCAAGCCCCTTACAACTTATCAGAGCGCTGAAAGTAAGGCCCTTTCTGCAACTTCCGAATCTGAAAACAAGCCCCTTAATTCTCAAACTCAACTTGAAATTGAGCCCCTTGTTTTAGAAAGTGAAGCCCCTTGCAAGCCCCTTGCAAGGCCCTTACAAGCCCCTTGTAAGCCAGTAACAGTAACAGAAACAGTATCAGTAGCAGTAACAGAAGAAGAAGTGCCGGTCGGCAAGCGCCGACCAGCCACTTCACGACCTCGCAAGGCTACGCACCGGTTTGATTTGAAGGAATTGCCGGAAGAGTGGCGAAAGCACTGCGAGAAGATACGCCCGGACCTCGACCCTTACAAAGTTTTTGCCGAGTTTTCGTACTACTGGCAGAGCAAGAACACTGCGAAAGCTCTCCGCAGCGATGATGGGTGGAATCGTACTTGGAACCTCCACATCCAAGACCTAAGGCCAAACCGTTCGAACATCAAAAACGGGCCGATAAATGCCACTGGCGCCGGTTCACCGACACCGCCTTCGGGCTTGTCGGAGGAAGCCATGGCCGAAATGCAAAAAATGAGGTTTTGAACATGAAAGACGCAATGAGCGGAATACCGCAATCCATGCCTGATGACCTGCCCAGAGCTTGGGCGGATTACTGCAGCAGAAACCGTCCGGACCTCGACGTGAGCAAGATGTTTTTCAACTTCAAGCGCAAAAACAACTTCGACATGACGATCCTGCGTACTGAGGCGGAATGGTTCAAGCATTGGAGCCGTTTTGTTGATTGGACGATGGCCACGCCGTGGAACATCCCCAGAGACCCGTTTGGCAGACCGTGCCGAAGTGATCCGTTTGCCTACAACAAGGTCATCAGAGAAAAACGAAACAGCAGACGCAGCAACAGCGGGAGAAGGTCATGAAGACGAACGAATTTGAGAATTTCTTTTTCTACCTCACGGACAAGTGTCGAGTGCTCAAGGGCAAGGAAATCACTCCGGAGCTGAAAAGCACTTGGGAAATCGTTTTTGCACCGATTGCCTTCCAGGATGCAATAGCTGCTGTGAACTACTGGATCGGAAATGAAACGTTTACGCCGACGCCGGCCGAACTGATCTCTGTCATTCGAGGAGAGTGGGAGCGCCGTAACCGGATTGTCAGCCAGCAGGCTCAGTTGGATTCCATGCCGCCTCTTTCCCGAGTGTCCATGTCGGAAAAGGACAAAGAGCTTGTCAGAAAGCACGAACACATGCGCCGCTGGAGAAAAGCACATCCGCAGCCGCCGACGTTTTGGATCAGAAAACTGCTCGGAGAGTTTTTAACGAATCGTTCCCATGTCACAGGCCCCCAGAGAAGATCTTTGGTGGCAGCCGGAGCGATCGATTCGGAAGGACAGCCGACAGGCGCATACGAACCCGCATTTGCAGATTGGTTTGAACTGCAGGGCGAAAGAGAAGAAGAGGCCCGCATTGGCCTTGCATCTTAAAAAGGAGAAAACACGATGGATAACAAACGCAAAGAATATATTTACTGGGGCTCAATGGGGTTCACCTTGTTTGCAACGGCACTCGCCCTCAGTTCCGGAGGAATGTATTTCATTGAGAACTTGTCGATTCAATTCTTTGAGGATGAACCGTCTCCGGCAGTGAATCTTTGGGTCATAGCGTTTTCAACAGTTATCTTGGCGGCCTTCATGATTTTTTCAGTTTGGTGGTCGGAAAAGGAGGACTCGACGTCAAAAGAAATTAATGTGACAGTGGAAGATTGGCAAAAACAGACTCCCTTGGCTGAACCTTGGATTCCCGGAAAAGAGGCCAACGAGATCGTCCTGGACAATGTTGGAGAAGTCCCCTTAGACGAAATGGAGGATGGCGAAAGGATTCTCTACAAATGTTTCCGTTATGAAGGAGGAGAAAAGCACGTTTTCTACCGCGTACTGGTGAAAGTAACTGATGAGGAGGATGGCCCGGTACTTAAAGATGAAAACGATACCGACATGGAATGGGTTCAGGAAGACACAAAATATCTTGGAGCATGGGGCTTCTTTGATGTTCGAGATATAACGAATTACGACGACGGATCCAAATACAAAGAAGTTCCGTACTAAAAGAACAGGCTAATTGTCAGAACGAGGCCTCAATGTCCGGGGCCTCGAAAAACCGAGAGAGAAGGGAAGTCATGAAGACAAACCAGAGACGAGTAATCGACATCACAATTCCAATTAAACCGGTTCCGAAGGGGCGCCCTCGGTTTGCCAGCGCAGGCCATCAAGTATTTACACCGTCAAAGACACGCGCAGCTGAAAACACAATCGCAGTTCTTGTGCTGAACAAAATGAAGTTGTCCGGAATGCAGATGATCGCCACAGGCCCGGTCAAAGTGACAGCCGAGTTCTTTTTTAGGACGGCAGAAAAGCGCAAACACGAAACGGCAAAATCCTCTCGTCCGGATGTCGATAATCTTGGGAAAACCGTACTGGATGCGCTCAATGGAGTCGCATTTAAAGACGATGGGCAAGTTTCAGAGTTCAATTGCTCTAAACGGTATGCAGAACAGGATAGCATTAGGCTCGTGATCGAGGAGCTGAGCGCTGCATGATGATTCGAGAAGAGATGTTTAGACGTTTGACGAATTGGCGCCGGGTTTATGGCGACAATGCGGCGCCGGCGGTGTCGATTACAGAAATTGCCTGTCGCTACGCCAGAGCAACGATCAAGAGAAAATCAGAAACTCCGGAAGAGCAGTCAGCCAGAGAAGAGGAAGAGCTCATGTACCGAGATCCGCCTAATCCTGCTCCTAATTATCGGGATGCCAATATTCTTCAGTCGGTTTGGTCCTCGATGGCTCCGACGATCGCTGGAGTCAGTGTCAAGTCAATCATTAAGACAATAACTTTCGGGGACGGCCGAGCAGTGAAGCGCCTTCGATGTGATTACGGGAGGAAGGCTTTTTATCCGGCAGTTGAAAAGGCTATCAACATATTTTTCTTGCTGGTTGAGGACTACGAACGATCAATTTCGCGGCCTCCTGCAAATGATGAGACCTTCACTTCTCCAAAAACCTGAAAAGAATAAAAAGAATGTTTGGCGCCGGAGGATCGCTCAAAAATTTTTAGAGCTTCGATCCTTCTCTTTTAGAATATAAAAGAGGAGAGAAAACACATGGCAGACGTTATCGCAACTATTTGGGACTTTGATAAGACCCTAATTCCCGGCTATATGCAAGATCCGATTTTCGCCAAATACAACCAGAAAGGGAAAGACTTTTGGGACGAAAATAACGCCGAAATAGCGGATCTTCAGAGAAGTGGAATAGAGGTTAATGTTGATTCCTACTATCTGAATAAGTTTATTGAATACAGCCGAAAAGGAGGCAAGTTCGAAGGCCTCAAAAATTCCGACTTAGAAGAGTTGGGAAAGCAAATTGAGTTCTTCGATGGGGCTGTAGAACTCTTTATTAAAATCGCAAAACTCAATGAAAATTCGGAGTACAGAGAGTTCGGCATTACCTTTGAGAACTATATTGTTAGCACCGGGCTTAAGCGCATGATTATGGGCTCGAAAATCTATCCTCATGTAAAACATGTTTGGGGTGCGGAACTTGTTGACGTAGAAGAGGATGGGATTGTGCATTTAGGGAAAATAGCCTACAGCTTGGATAACACCACAAAGACGAGGGCTATTTTCGAAATCAACAAAGGCGTTGGAATTGTAGAAGGTGCCTCTATAGATGTGAACTCTAAAATCCCGGAGGAAGAGAGAAGAGTTCGGTTTTGCAATATGGTCTATGTAGCGGACGGCCCTAGCGATGTTCCGGCTTTTTCCGTCCTAAATCAGAAAGGCGGGACCACGTTAGCCGTTTATCCAAAAGGTAATATGGAGGCCTTCATACAAGTAGACAAATTAAGAAAAGAGGACCGTGTTCAAATGATTGCAGAGGCGGATTACAGTCCAAACTCGACCGCTGAGATGTGGTTGATGTGCCAACTTGAAGACCAAGCAAGAGCGATTATTGACAATAAGAAGAAGGTTTATCTACGTCCGGCAGGCACGCCCAGACACCTCACCGCATGATTTAAGGCTCAAGACTTCTATAGACCGGCTCAAACAGCCGGTTTTTATGATTAATTTGGAGGAAAAATGAGCGCTGTAGAGATTGGGCTGACAACAATCGTATGCGTGCTCTTTCTTGTTGGCTATGCAGGCTATAACAGCCGGAATAAAAGAATGGCAGCCATTGAAAAGGAAGAGACGAAACAAAAGAGCCTTGAAGCAATCGTTAGGGTTGTGGAATCATTTAATAGAAAGAAACGCCCAAAGATTCAATCTTCGGGCGAATCAAAGGAGAAGCTCGAGGGCTAGTCGCCCTAAAGAGGGTGGCTGCCTAAGGTTTCTCGAAAGGGATTCTAAACTTCTTTTATTTGCATTTTTAGAAGGCCTCAAGGATTAGTTAAGCCGCTACAGGGGAGGGTGCTATATACCTCAAACATGGTATTTTAAAAACACAACGTTCCAATTTGATCTTATTGATGTATAGTCCCTTCTAACAATTTAATTTCCGGCTGAAGTTTGAAGTTCCAGCGCGTATGTTTGAGGAGCCTGTTGGCTCCTTCGGCGTGCCCGGAAGATGAGAAGAGAAGAAAAAAGTCGGTACCGTGTTTCATGATGAATCTAGCCTCTGATGTAAAAGTCAGGGGCTTTTTTCATTCTCTCTGGAGCCTCTCGGCGGGCGTTGTGCACCGAGCCAGATTTGATCCACGCATGGGGTCGAATAGAGCTTGAGCATGCTCTGTAATCACTGCTCATTCTCCTTTGGTTGTTGAGGGTTGCCGCCTGGTGGAAACGCTGGGCGGTTTTCTTTCCGGTTGAATTCTTGAAGCCTTCCCTGATGTGTTAGATTAAATCCATATTGGCAGCGGTTCGATTAAAAGAGCAAAGAGGTTAAAGATGGCAAGTTTCGTGTACAGATTCTTGTTTTTGCTTATCGGACTTAGCCCTATGGCTATCGGGATATTCTGTGTCGGCAAAACAAACCCAAAAGAAGTATTTTGGGGAATGGTTTATGGCATCTGCGTTTGCGAGGTTGCGCTACTCCTCTTTTATTTGTGGAGCGAGCGAGTTACGAGCAAATTGGAGGGTGTCCCGATCAAGCCGGTCACAATTACAAGGAAGAGAGAAGGTTTGAGCGGCTATTTTCTTGCCTACGTTCTTCCTTTGATCTTGACGGAGCCAGTTGAGAAATGGATTCTTCTCTTAGTTGTTATGATCCTTGTTTTTGCCGGCCTCAATACGAAGTCGATAGGTTACAACCCTATAGCTGAGCTAATTGGTTATAACTTTTATGACATCGATGACGGCTCCGGAATTACCGTTTTGGTCATTTCTAAAAGAACACCGCAACAGTTGTTTGAAGGATTTAAGGCTGTTACCCTTACTGAAGATTACCTCATTGATAAGGGAGAAATTAAGAAGCCATGCTCTTCGGTTTAATTGTTGAAGGCGATCAAAAGAAGATTGTCAGAATTCCCCAGTCAGAAGACGTTGATACAGAGAATCAGGAGAAGTTTGCTGAACAAGCTCTGTGGTTTTTCTACGAAGAAGGAGAAAAGCGAAAACAAATCGAATTTCAACCCGGGCAGACACAGACAGAAGAAAATGTTCTATACATCGACGAGTTTGATGATGACTTAATGGTCAAGGAAGCTGTCAAGCCCGGAGTTAGACTCGATTCAATAAATTTTAAGACGCAGCTCAGATTTCTCAAAAGCATCTTTATGGTCGACCCGGGAAATCCTAACCGGATACTTTTCCAATTGATGGAGGGCCGGCGCATTATTACTCCCGGGTGGATTGGCGTAATTCTATCCGGAATGAATGTAGGAGATTCAAACACTCTTTCTCATATGGATAGTGCCGGCATTTCCCTGGACTCAAAGCTCACAGCAGTTATGGAAGATGGGAAACTCTTTTTCAAGAGTTTTCGTAACGCCAGCAGAATCTTCAACCTTTCAGGGTATTTAGAGGATGCCTCTGCTGAGGGTACCGTAGACTTTCTCAAGTCTCCTTCTTTGTGCATGGACGGAACGCCAGAGGAGATGGTTAAGTTGTTTTCTAAATCTCAAATGAGAAAGGTCCCAAAGATTCAGGCTTATGGCTATCTGGACAAGTACGCTCCCACCGAGCTTCAGCGACGTGCTGCTCTTGTCAAACCCAAGATCACATTAGAGATCAGAGATAACAAGCTTGTGGTACCAACTGATAAAGATGCCAGAGTAGCGTTGCTAGATTTCTTGTCTAATACGATTTTGTCCTCTCATCTGGATGATGGCACCGATTACAAGTCTGAAAGTCATTATCCGATTAAGAAGGTTGTTAAGCCAAAAGAGTAAGGATGGCTGACTGGAACAATCTTCGAGGTGTTTATAAAAATTGTCGCGAACACGACAGTGGAAGTAGGCAGTCTTAAAAACTGAAAAGAACTTTTAGTACAATGCGCCCACCACGATAGGAAATAAGGAACATCAAAGTCCTCGCCCAGGCTTCGCGTCAATAAGAGAGCGGAGTACCGAATTACGGCGCGAAGCCGTAATGGGCCCCTGCAAGAGGGATCAGAAATGACAAAGCCCGTGCGGGAACACGGGCTGCGTCTGATATATGAGGAATGAGATGGTAACCACATTTCTTACCTCGTGGAAGATTATGCCACAACTCGTTGTGATATGGAATGGTGATTTAAAGATTGACACCGTTCTGGTCATAGTAGTCTTGTTGTGGATGATCCGCACACGATCGTAGCCAAAAGGCGATGGGCCGGCAGCCGCAAGGTTGTCGGCCTTGTGCGTTTATAGCCTGCGAATAGCATTTCTTGTCCTTTCTCAAAACTTCGTTAGAAACGGGGTCAATTCAATTCCGTATTCTCCTCGGGTCCTCCCGGGCAAAAATTCACCCCTGCGGGTACTGCCAGTCCCGATTTCGGTGTAGATATGAGGGTTTTCACAATGCGGAACGCGTCCCAAAAGTTCATAGATATAAAAATCTAAAGGACCGTTATGAAAAAAAATGTTGAAACCATCTCGATCCGCGGATTTGCTGGTTTATGCGGTAAAAACCACACTTGGGTGCGTCGCCGGATTCAGGATGGAACACTGCCCGTTGCGGACGATGGCAAAGTTCCTATTGAAGAGGGTCTGGAAGCCTTCAAGAAAATGGTTGGGAATTTGGCAAAAACTGCAAAAGAAGCAGAAAAAATTTCAACCGATATTGATCCGAAAGAAATCGGGCTCGAAGGCGTAAATTTAAAAAACCCCGTCGAGGTATCCCACGCCTTTTCCGTTGCCCGTTTACTTGAAAAACAGGTTACTGCCAGAGTGAAAACCGCCGAAATGGAATTGAAGGCGATTGAGCTCGAGGCGAAAAAAGGAAACTTCATTCCGAAAGAAGAGGTTTTAGCAGACGCTCGAAGGGTTGCCTCCCTTGTCCGGGAAAAATTACTGACGATTCCGATCCGTTACGCTGGACAGCTTGAAGGAAGAACCCAGAGAGAGATTGAGGGCGTCCTGGATCATGCGATTGATGAAGTGCTCCAGTCGCTTAATGAATCTAAATTTGTTGAGCAGTAAACAAACCGAAAAAAATGAACCCCGTTCAGTTGGTAGCTGAGCGGGGTTTTTTGATAGTCGATCAGATAGATAAGGCATCGACCATGAAGCTAATTTTATCAAAACAGACGAGGAGATTCGTCATGGATTTTGTCAAGGCCTACCCTAAGTGGTTCTTTTTCATTAGATGGACTTTAGCGGGCTACTTGGCTTTTTATTTACTCAAGTCGATAGTCCTTTTTATCGCCGGATTTTGATTGACGGCAAAGCTGCCAAAAAATGAACCCCGTTCAGTTGGTAGCTGAGCGGGGTTTTTTACGTCAACCTAAGTGAGTAGGTCGATATAAAGATTATAGCGTCAGTAGGAAAGTATATGTATTGGCTGATGACCAAAAAGGATTTACCGCTTAGAGCGGTCATTTTTAGCTGGGCGGTCAATTTAATGATTCTTTCTGCAGCTCTGTTCCTGGTTTGCAAAGGGATCAGTTTCTTTCTGTGAGTGAGAAGTTATGGCAGAAAAAATCGCTAATACCAATATTGGCTCTGAGGGATTTCTAGTCCCTATGGACAAAAAACATCCGGACGATTTAGATAAGTCCATTCTCTGTGCAATTTCTGAAGATGAAATAGCTCTGGATTTGCCAGTTAAATATCTTAGGTCGAGATTGTCGACCGAAGAAATTTCTGAACTACTGGAAAAATCGGCGAGGTTTATCGTTCGTCAAGTCCAATGATTGTATGCATTTCAGCTTCTCCCTTTGCTGGGATTTTTCTCAGCCGATGAGACCTGAGATATTCGGCCAAACAAAAACGCATTTCCAAGGCAGTTAGCCTTCGGTAAGCGTAGATCCGAAGCACAAATTTTTTGTCGTGCGAAGTAAGGACGTTAACAACGTCAGGTGAAGTGTTGGATTCAGACATTTTTCGGGCATGAAAAAAATAATGAACCTAACTTACTACTACCGCCTCGCAATCGCAAAGCTTTCGACTTTGCTGTTCTACTTTTTAATGAATCGCTATGCACTGGCTAAATGAATTTTTGAAATTCTGCCGTCCGGTTTCTCGATTGACCGGAAGCGAGTGGGCCGACGCAAAAAGGTTCATCTCGCTGGGAACAACCGCAGAACCAGGGCCCTGGAGAACCTACAGAACTCCATATCTGCAGGAACCGATGGATGCAGCCACGGACAAGCAGACAGAAAAAATCGTTTTAATGTTTGCGTCACAGGTCGGAAAGTCAGAGCTCCTGTTGAATGTCCTTGGGTATTACGCCGACCAAGAGCCGTCACCTCAGTTGATGCTCCAGCCGACAGTCGAAATGGCGCAGGCCTTCTCAAAAGAGCGAATTGCTCCGATGTTCAGAGACTCTCCGGGATTGGCCGGGAAACTGATTGAAGGCAAAGAAGGTCGCGGAACTGAGAAAAAATCGTCAACAACGATTCTCATGAAGCACTATCCGGGCGGTTTCCTTGCGTTAGTCGGTGCCAATTCCCCGGCCGGGCTGGCTTCTCGTCCGATCCGAATCCTTTTGGCGGATGAGGTGGACCGCTATCCGGAAAGCGCCGGCAAGGAAGGCGATCCCTTGAAACTTGCCGTTCAACGTACGCAGAACTTCGGGAACCGAAAACTTCTGATGGTTTCAACGCCGACGGTCGTAGGTTATTCAAAAATCCACAACGAATTTTTAGCCGGAGACCAGCGGGAATTTGTGGTTCAGTGTCCGGAATGCAAGGCATACAACGAGCTGAAATGGGAGAATGTCCATTGGGATTCCGATGACAAAGGAAATGTCATTGAGAGTTCCGTCGGTCTATTCTGTCCGCACTGTGGAGCAAAAATCCGCGGCCCCCGCAAACTCAATCCGGACATTCTTCAATCCGGACGCTGGGAAGTAAGGAACCCGCAAGGGCGGTTTCGCAGTTATCACATCAACGCATTGAATTCTCCTTGGGTCAACTTAGTTGATCTTGTGAAGGATTGGGTTGAGATCAATCACCGGAAAGACAAGGCCGGCCTGATGGAGTTCATCAACTTAAAACTTGGCGAGCCCTGGGAGCAGTTCGAGGCCGATGCCGATAAATGGGAATACCTGTTAAGGCGCCGAGAATACTATCCGGAGACCGGAGTTCTTCCGGACGGAGTTCTGCTTCTTACGGCCGGCGTCGACGTCCAGCATGATCGACTTGAATGCACGGTTTACGGCTGGGGCCGGGCCCGTGAATGCTGGGGAATTCATCATTACATTATTCCCGGGAGTCCTGATACACCAGAACCATGGCAGCAGCTGGACGGAATTTTGACGATGCAGCAATCTCTCTCGTTTGGTGTCCGAGTGACGGTTGCATGCACGTTCGTGGACTCAGGCGATGGGACCTACAGCAAAGAGGTTTACGAATACACAAAGGCCCGGGAGAGATTCAGAGTATTTTCAATTAAGGGCCGAGGCGGTGTAGGAGTCCCTTTCATAGGAGTTCCTTCGCGACAGAACATTGTCGGCGCGACTCTTTTCAGTCTGGGCGTGGATTCCGGGAAAACAGCCGTCACGAATGCGCTGGACATTGCCGAAGAGGGCCCTGGATTTGTCCATTACCCGATGCAAGCCGAGAGCGGCTTCGGAGAAAACTTTTTCAAGCAGCTTACAGCAGAAGTTTTTGAGACGAAGTACGAGAAAGGCAAACAAAAAAGCGGTTGGGTAAAAATCCGCGAGCGCAATGAGGCGCTTGACTGTGCCGTTTACGCCAGAGCTGCCATGGAGCTGCTGACTCCGAATTTTGAACAAATTGAGGCTGCTCTTAGAGGCGTGCCGCAAGCAATACAACAACCCCGACGCCGCAGAGGCGTTGTCGGAAAGGGAATCACTTTATGAGCAGTTGGATCACCTTAGAAGAGGCAAGAACTAATTTGAAAATGTGGCTCGAGGCGGAGAGGGCTGTTTCGACCGGCCAAAGCTACCGAATCGGAACGCACAGTCTTACGCGAGCCAGTCTCTCAGATATTGCGAAGCGAATTGAGTACTGGCGAAACGAAATTGCCAAACTCGAGTCAGGACAAGGCGGGCGGATGCGAAGTTTTCGTGTCACGCCCGTTGATTTTTAAGGAGCGGACATGAACGCTTTTGAAAAGGCCATTCAATTTTTAGCTCCTCAGACAGCGCTCACCAGACAAGTTGCCAGAAACAAACTCGAAGTCCTGAACGCACTCCAGAACGGAGGAGGCTATGGTCTCCACGGTGCCTCAATCGTTAAAAAATCGCTTTCAAGCTGGATTACAGGCGGAAAAGATGCCGACTCCGACATTGTTGAAAACATTGAGACGCTCCGCGAGCGTTCTCGTGACTTATACATGGGTTCGCCTCTGGCGACCGGTGCGATTAAGACGCTGAGAACCAACATCATCGGCTCCGGCCTGATGCTCAACGCGCAAATTGACGCGAAGTTTCTTGGCATGACAGAGGAAGAAGCGCGCCAATGGGAGGAAAACACGGAGCGCGAGTGGCGCCTTTGGTCTGAAAACACGAACTGTGACGCAGAACGGAAACAGACGTTCTACCAACTGCAGTCTTTAGTTTTGATGTCAGCACTGGTGAACGGAGACGTTTTTGTGGTGCTTCCGGTTATCCGGACACCCGGAAGCGTTTATGACTTGAAAATCGGCCTGATTGAAGCTGACCGCGTTTGCAATCCGAACGAAGGACAGGATCTTGAGCGGAATATTGTCGGCGGTATCGAATGCGGGCAATTCGGAGAGACTGTGGCTTATTGGATTTGCAATAAAAATCCAAATTCTCAAGGCAGGTCGCTCGAAACGGCTATCAATAAATGGACGCGAGTTCCTGCAATCGGAAAGCGGACAGGGCGCAAAAACGTCCTGCACGTGATGTGCGATGTTGAGCGTCCGGCACAACGTCGAGGAGTGCCGCTGCTCGCACCAGTACTGGAATCAATGAAGCAGCTCTCGAGATATTCGGATGCGGAATTGACAGCCGCGCTGGTGAGCTCGATGTTCACGGTGTTCATTACGACTAAATCTCCTGCGGAGGCAATCTACAGCGGATTTGGTGGCATGGAATCTATACCGGGCGCCCAACCACAAAAAGCTTTGCCGGAACCGGATTACACCCTGGGCTCCGGAACCGTCGTAATGCTCGAAGACGGAGAACAGGCGCAATTTGCTGACCCGAAGCGTCCTGTTTCGGGATTTGAGACGTTTGTCCAAGCGGTGTGCCGGCAGATCGGATCTGCGCTTGAAATTCCGTACGAGTTGCTTGTTAAAAACTTCGATTCGTCCTACAGCGCGTCCAGAGCCGCTCTTTTAGAGGCCTGGAAGATGTTTCGGATGAGAAGAGATTGGATTTCCTCATCCTTCTGCAAACCTGTTTACGAAGCTTGGCTCACCGAAGCCGTCCTAAAAGGGCGCATCGATGCGCCGGGATTTTTCGACGATCCGCTAATCCGTGCTGCATGGTGCGGATCCGAATGGTACGGAGATGCGCAAGGCCAGCTCGACCCGCTCAAAGAAGTCAACGCAGCAAAAATCCGAGTTGAAGAAGGCTTCAGTACTCGCGAAAGAGAGGCCGCAGAGCTTACCGGCATGAAATTCGAGAACATCGTCGCGGTCCGGAAGCACGAAGAAGCAATGATGAAGGATGCCGGCCTCATCCAACACACAAATATTGAAACAAAGGAGGTTGACGAGAATGACGAATCCGAAACCAACTGATCAGAACAAAGAATTTCATTGGAAAATCGAAAACTCGGCCAAGCTGCCGACTGTAAAAATTGACCTTTACGGCTATGTTGGCGGGAGCCAGGAGTACGAGGACGGATTCAACGAAACTGAGTTTGCGAAAGAGTTCAGAAAAATTGACTCCACGCGCACGATCGACATCTCTATCAACAGTTTCGGCGGCAGTGTTTATACAGGTCTTGCAATCTACAGTCTGTTGAAAACTCATCAGGGAAAAATCAACATCAGAGTCGACGGTGCGGCAATGAGCGCTGCGACATTGATCACGAGCGTGCCTAACGCCACTGTAACGATGCCCCTTGGCTCAATGATGATGATTCACGAAGTTTCGGCCGTAGCTTACGGGAGTGCACGGCAAATGCGGAAGACTGCTGAAGACATCCGGAAGCTCGAGGAAAACCTTATTGAAATCTATGCGGCCAAGTGCGGCAAAGACCCTAAAGACATCCGGCAAAAAATCGAAGCAGAAACCTATTTCAATGCTAAGGAGGCTGTCGAGTACGGCCTTGCCGATGTCGTTGACGAATCCTCCTCAGTTAAAAATTTGAGAACGCCAACAAACGTTCTCATCAACGGCCTGCCGGCAGACTCGAAATATTTCGAGCACGCTCCGGCAGATTTTTTTACGGCAGTCGCTCAGGCCCCTGCCGACAACGTTAATCCACCAGCGAAAAAGGAAGCAAAAATGGATTTAGCACAACTCAAAGCGGAGTATCCCGACCTGATTGCCTCGCTGCAGGCAGAGGCCGTGAAGCAGGGTGTCGAAAACGAGAAGAAACGCATTCACGCGCTCGAAGAACTGGCCCTGGCCGGTCACTCGGATCTTCTTGAGCAGGCGAAGGCGGACTCCAGCATCACTCCGGAAATGTTTGCGGTTCAGCTCGTTAAGGCTGAAAAGGCTAAGAAAGCCAAGATTCAGAACAGCATCGCAGAGGATGCGGCAGACCTGAAGAGCGTGCAGGTTGACTCCAATCTTGGTTTTGAGACTGCAGACGCTAAGGCACAGCAGGCAAAACAGACTCAAAACGAAAAAGATGAGCAGGAACGAGAGGCTTTAGTTAAAGCGGCAGCTGCTCAGTTCAACAAGTAATCAATCGGAGGAAAAAATGGCAATGCAGGAAAAATATACGACAGGTGTTGACAACCTGTTCGCGGCGAACCAGATGATGCCTGTAATCACAGACGTCATCAAAGTTCCGTCCGGAGAAGCCGCAATGAAGCGCGGCACATTGGTCGCCTCGACCGGCAAAGCTGTAACCGCCGCAGCTGATGTCTATGGCGTTCTGGCAGAAGATGTTGACGCATCCAAAGCGGATGTAAACACAGTGATTTTCCTGACAGGCGAATTTAACGAAAAGGCTATGGCCGTCGGCACGCCGACAACCGGCACGCTGACAGTTTCGGACTGCAAAACTTCGGCCCGCAAAGTCGGAATTTTCATCAAATCTAATCAGGAGTAAGAAATGGCAGTAGACATTTTTGACCCGCGCATCATGACCCAAATGATCGAAGCTGGTCAGAACACCAAACACACATGGCTGCGCGATCGATATTTCACAAATCGTCCGACTTTCACAGCAAAAAAGATTGATTTTGATGTTGTGGGTCGCGGCGGCCGCAGAATTGCACCGTTCGTATCGCCCCTTAATGGCGGTAAAGTCATTGACCGAGACGGCTATTCCACTCTGAGCTATGAGCCTCCGATGGTTGCCCCTCAGCGCGTCACTACAGCGGAAGATGTCATGAAGCGTCTTCCGGGAGAAAATCCTTACTCCGGCAAGTCTCCAACAATGCGCGCAGCAGAAATTTTGGGCAGAGATTTAGCAGAACTGGATGAATACATCGCTCGTCGTGAAGAAGCGATGTGCTCGGAAGCCCTGTTCAGCGGAAAAATTACGGTTACGGGCGACGGGGTAAATGAAGTTATCAACTTCTGGTCCACAGTTCCGGCTTCCGAAAAACCGGAAACCACGTTGACCACGAAATGGGATGCCTCGACTGCGACTGCAGAAACGGTCATGAGCGACCTGAGAGTTGTCCGCCGTTCAATGATTAAAGACGGCGGCTTCACTCCTCGCGATTTGATCTGCGGCACCAATGTGATTGATACGATTCTGAGCAAGTTCACAGGTGCTAATTCTCTCGATATGAGGCGCGTCGATATGGGTCACATTGATCCCCAGCACCTTCCGGATGGCGTCACTTACTGGGGCTACCTCAAGGACTCTGCGCTCGACATCTACTCTTACGATGAGTGGTACAAGGGCGCGTCCGGTGATGTCGCCATGGTTCCGGCTGACAAGTGTTTGCTTGCAACGCCGGGCGCAAAAACCATGTTGGCTTACGGCGCCTGTCCGGTCATCAAAGAGACCGACCCTCAAATCATCTTTGTTGAGGGCTCTCGTGTTCCGATGTCCTGGATCCAGCGCTCCAACCCGATGGGCCGAGTTGTGCAGATTTCCAGCCGTCCGCTACCCATCATCCAGCAGATTCATGCTTTCCACGTCATCAACGCCACCGGATCCTAATCCGATGTCAAAAGAGGGGCTCCGGCCCCTTTTTCATAGGAGCTAATAATGGAAATTGTCTTCACCAAAAACACGGTTTTCGGACGCGACATTTACAAAGCCGGCGATAAGGCCGAATTCAATGAGAAAGAGGCAAAAATCATTTTGAAGGCAGGCGTCGGCAAGAAATTCGAGGAGACTGAAGAACCGGAGGCACCTGCAGAAGTAATTCAGCCCGAACCGATTCCCGGCACGGGCTTTGCCGTTCCTCTTCCTGAAGCGGCAGAAGCTGCGGCGCCAGAAACTCCGGAGAAGCCGGTTCCGAAGACCAAAGGCCGAGCCAAGAATGAAAACGTTTAAAGACTTCTCGGCAGCAGATGTCCAGAACGTTTTCTTGAATCTCAACGAGTTTGCCGATTATCACGATATTGACGGCGAAAAAGTCAAATGCGTCATCGACAAAAACATCATCTCCGAAATTCCCGAGAATGGACTGGTAGGCGATTTCATCAACATGACAACGCTCTACGCAGATTCCAAGGATTTAGAGGTGCCCGAGGAGGGCCAGTGGATGTCGATAGATGATTCCCGTCACTTCGTTCAGTCGGTCTCTATTGAGGGGACGATGCTCGTCATTGTTCTTAGGGAGAATCGGCAATGATTGAAGTGAAAATTGACAAAAATGACGTTGAGGCCGCGATTAACATCCTGAATTCCACAAAAAAAGGGGCTCAGACAGCGGTTAATCGGGCAATCAACCGAGCGCTTATGCGCGGCCGAACCGTTGCCTCGAAGTCGTTGCGCGGCCGTTACACGATTAAAGCGTCTGACGTTAAGAAAGCAACCCGGCTCAGACGCCCGGGAGGCACAGAAACTTCCGGACAACTCGTGTTCTCCGGCCCTGAACTCACTATGGCGCATTTCCGAATCCGTCCCTCCGGACGGGATACGACCGGAAATAATCGTCAGCTAGTGCGAGTTGAAGTCGAGAGAACAGGCCTAAAGCCATTGAAAAACGCGTTTGTCTATAACGGCACTGTGTTTCAGCGAAAGGGAGCGACCCGGCTTCCGATTGAACCTCGTTACGGTCCTTCAGTTCCCCAGATGGTCGGAAACGAAAACATCACTGAAGGCATTCAGTCGGAAATGAGAGACACGTTTCTGCGCCGAATCGACCACGAGGCAATGAGGCTCATTAAAGGAGACAAGTAATGAATGATGTTTATTTATGCAAAGTGCTCGGTAAGTTCTTGGAAGCGGGCTTGAGCGATTTTCTCCTGCCTTTGGAGCACAAAGCTGACGAGCCGACAGTTTTCAGAGCGCCGAAGATTATTCAGGGCTATCTGCCGCCGAAGAACTCAAAGGAATCCAAGGACGATGACTTTCCATTCGTTTTGATTCGTCCGGATTCCGGGAAAACGGATGCGGATGGCTGCAGTGCCGACGTCTCGATCGTGATTGGCGTGTGGGATGGTGAGTTTGAAGGTCATCTCACAGCTCTGTCTCTCAAGGAAAAAGTCGAGGCGCTGCTGTTGAATCTTCCGAATCGCACGCTCGATGAGCGGTTCATTCTGGAGACTCCGATATCTTGGGAAAACTCTCCGGCCCAAGCCTGGCCTTTCTGGCAAATCGTTATGTCAACCCGCTGGACATTTCGCGCACCTGAAATTGTCAATCCCTATACACCGTATGAATAACATGAAGCTACGAAAAACTGAAGTTCAAAAAGAGAGGCCCGTCATCTATGTCGGGCCTTCGTTTTTAGGGCTCTCGACAAACACTGTTTTTCGAGAGGGAGCAAATAAATATCCAGACCACATTGTCCGAATGATCGAAAAGAATCCGGCAATCGGTCAGCTGATGGTTCCTGTCGCGGACGTGCAGCAGGCCAGGGCCAATGTCCGAACTCAGGGACACCTTCTTAACACGCTGTACAAACAAGCACTTAAAGGAGCTTAAAAAATGGCTTACAAACATGGCGTTTACGTCAGCGAGGTTCCTACCAGCATTCTCCCGCCTGTTGAGGTCAATGCCGGCATTCCGATGATTATCGGCACGGCCCCGGTCAATATGACCGATCCCACTAATGTCAATAAACCGAAAATCTGTTACTCCTACGAAGAGGCGGTTAAAGAATTCGGATTTGTGCCGGCAGAAGAAGACACCACCAGCGGGCTCAAGAAATTCAATTATTCAATCTGCGAGCTGATTTATTCCGCATTTTCGCTGTATCGAGTAGCACCGATCATTGTGGTCAACGTTCTCGATCCGACAACGCACAAGAAGAACTGCACGACTACAAGCGTGTCGTTTGACGCTAAGACAGGCATTGCAAAAATTGCAGAAACAGGCGTCCTGCCGAATACGCTGGTTCTGAAAGCCGGAGAAAAGACACTCACGAAAGACACAGACTACATTGTCTCTTTCGATACAGACGGAACAATGATTCTCTCGTCTCTCAAAAATCAAGACGGAGATTTTCTCTGCAGCTCTGAAACTCCCTTCACGCTGACGGCATCAAAACTGGATCCGTCTGCAGTGGACGCCGATGACATCATCGGGGGCGTCGATACGTCCGGAAATAAATCCGGCCTCGAGCTGGTGGACGATGTTTTCCCGCTTTTCCGAGTGGTTCCGGGCACACTGATTGCTCCGGGGTTCTCTTCCAGCCCGAGCGTTGCCGCAGTGATGGCCGCAAAATGCAGTGCCATTAACACTGTATTTAAAGCAATTTGCGCGGTGGACGTGCCGACCTCAACAGTTAAAAACTATACCGCTGTTGCAAATTGGAAAAATCAGAACAACGTCGTTGATCCGATGCAGATTTGCTGCTGGCCGATGATTCAGCTCGACGGTACTGTGTTCAATCTCTCGACACAGCTTGCCTGCCTGATGGCCCAAGTGGATTCTCAGAATGACGATGTTCCGTATGTTTCTCCGTCCAACAAAAACCTGCAGATGACAGGCACATGCCTGGCAGACGGCTCCGAGGTGGTTTTAGGGCCGGATACGGGTGCCTATCTGAACAGCCAGGGCGTTGTCTGCGCGTTGAATTTCATCGGAGGTTGGGTTGCCTGGGGCAACAGAACTGCAGTCTATCCGGGAAACACGGACGTAAAAGATGCCTTTATTCCGAACAGGAGAATGTTCAACTGGATCGGCAATACGTTTATTCAAACGTTTTGGTCTAAGGTCGATTTTCCGGCAACTCCGCGCTTGATCAACACGATCATTGACTCCGCAAATATTTGGATGAACGGCCTTGCAGCTATGCAGTACATCCTGGGCGGCCGCATTGAGTTCCTCTCTTCCGAGAACTCGATCACTGACCTGATGGACGGCAATCTCGCATTCCATGTTTACGTTACTCCGCCGCCTCCCGCCAAGGACATCGATTTCATTCTTGAATTTGATCCGGAATATTTGCAAACCCTATTTGCAGCCTAATTGGAGGTAAAAAATGGCAACAGGAACAAACAGCATCCCGGAGCGCCTGATTAACTATCGCGTCTACAACGAATCCAACGCCCTGATGGGTATGGCAACAGTTGATTTGCCTGAGCTTCAGGCAATGAGCGACACCGTGTCAGGCGCTGGTATTGCCGGGGAAGTCGACAGCCCGGTTCTTGGCCACTATCAGGCCATGAGCTCAACTTTCAACTGGAGAACTATTGAAAGGCCTGCTCTCGAGCTGGCCAAACAGCAGGCTCATCAGTTGGAAATCCGAGGTTCTCAGCAGCACTACGACAACACCACGGGAAAAATTACGACCACTCCCATTCGAGTTGTCATGAGAGCCATCCCGAAGAACTTCTCTTTGGGTTCATTTGAACCGGGTTCCACTACGGATTCGTCTACTGAATTTGAGGTGGTCTATCTGAAGATCGTTGTCGATGACAAAGAAGTGGTCGAAATCGATAAATATAACTTTATTGCCAAATTCGGCGATACCGACATGCTCGAGAGTGTCCGGAAGGATCTCGGGATGGCTTAATCAATTCTGCCCCGCTTCGGCGGGGCCCTAAGAGGAAAACATGAAATTTGTATTTGCAGAACCTTATGATTTTGAAGGCAAAACTTACAAAGAATTAGAAGTCGACCTTAAAAAGATCGATGGCAGCGTCATTTTTGCCGCGGAACGTGAAATGCGTGATTCCGGTTCATTAACGCCTTTAACAACATTTAATTTCCGCTTTAGCTGCCTTGTCCTAGGTCAAATTTGCGGTCAGCCGGATGAATTCTTTATGAAGATGCCCGGGCCTGTTTTGATCGCAATCGCAAGCTACGTTCAAAATTTTTTGAACAACTCGGGCTCAGTAAGTCCTCTCCAAGCCTAATGATCAGAGAGGTTTGTCTGAGCCTGGCCAGAGCCGAAACAGGCTCCGGTGTCTTGGATTGGTGGAAAGTTCCTCTCATTGAATTATCAGAATGGGTGGAAACAGTAAAAATTGCAGAGAAGAAGCGTAAGAAACGGTGAATTCAGCCTTGAAGTTAATCCTTTAGAGAAATAAAATTCTCTTAAAGGAGAAGTTGGTTATGGAATTTTTTAAGGCATTGGCGGGCGGACTACTGGACGGACTTGCAGTCGTTTTTGCATTTGCTATGTTCTTGATCCTTCTTTTTTGTCTCGTCTTCTGTTTCTATTTCGTTTTTTTGACCTAATTCCACCACTTTTCTAACAAGGGCGCTTCGGCGTCCTTTTTTTATGTGTGGATTCCGACATGAGCATCAAGGAATACAGCATTGCTTTTGCCATAGCGGGCAAAGTCTCCTCTGATTTTGCTAAGTCATTTAAAAGCGCCGGAGAGACTGTAAAAAACTTTGAGGACAAATTTCAGGGGCTAAACCGCTCGATGCTTCAGGCATCGGGGACCTTAAAGATGCGAAAAGATGTCCTGGAATCTCAGAAATCCTTTAATTCAGCAAAGCTAAAAGTCACCGAACTTGGGAAAAGCTTCTATCTTTCGACTCAAAGAGCGGACCAATTAGGCAAGGAGTTCTCGGAATCAAAACGACAAACAGAGATTCTCGCCGCTGTTCTAAAGAAAACCAAAAAGCCAACTGATGAATTGAGCCGTGCGTTTAAAAACTCTCAGATCAAAACCGGGATGCTTGGCAGAGCGTACAAAGATGCACAGGCCGAATCAAAACGGCTGCAGGAGCAATTTAATAACGAGCGTTCGGCCGTTAAAAAATCTGAACAGGAACTGCTTAAGAAAAGATACGCGCTTCAACACCTAGAAAAAGCGAATAAAACAGCGGGGTTGTCAACACAACAGCTTATGCAGCGACAGACAGCTCTGGCGGCAGAGGCAACTAAGGCAAAAATTGCTCAGCAAAAACTAGCCGCTATAAATTCGAAATCCGCCGCTTGGAGGGACCGCACGCAAAACGCAAAAGGCTCAATCCTCTCTGGGGTTGGCCAGATTGGCTACATTGCCTCAGCAGCATCATCTATGGCATTGCCGGTTAAACAGGCGATGCAGATGGAGGATGCTATGGCCGAAATTAAAAAGGTCGTGGATTTTAAAAATCCCACAGGGCTGAAGGAAATGGAAAAAGCGCTCGAAAGAATGAGCTTATCCATCCCAATGACGGCAGATGGTCTGGCGAAAATTACTGCTGCGGCAGGTCAAGCCGGTATCGCAGAGGATGACCTTCTTCGGTTTACAGAGACCGCCGCAAAAATGGGCGTGGCTTTCGACATCTCTGCAGAAGAAGCAGGGGAGATGATGGCAAAGTGGCGCTCCGGCATGAATCTCACTCAAGATCAGGCAGAAAGCCTTGCGGATGCAACGAATGCTCTGAGCAATAACAACGCAGCACTTGCTAAACAAGTCGGCGAAGCATTGAAACGTTACGGGGCGCTTGGCAAAGTCGCCGGATTAACAGAAAAACAGACGGCCGCCATGGCGGCCACTATTATCGGCGCCGGCGCGGAGGCCGAAGTTGCTGCAACCGGTATGAACGCTTTTATGAGGTCCCTGACAAAAGGCGGATCTATGACAGATCTGCAGAAGGCGGCATTCGGTAACCTGGGATTTGATGCGCTTCAACTTCAGAAAGACGTCCAAACAGACGCTCCGAAAACGATTTTTGCAGTGCTAGATGCAATTAAAACAAAACTACCGAAAGAGCTCCAGATGCAGTACCTCACTGCGATGTTTGGCGAAGAGGGCGCTCGAGCAATGGGGCCGATGCTGGCCAATACCGAAAAGCTCCGGGAAAATTTTGATCTCGTAGCGAAATCGGAAAAATTCGCCGGCTCAATGCTCAATGAATTTAGGAGCCGCAGCGCAACGACGTCTAATTCACTGACGTTGATGAAAAACTCGTTTACCTACGTATCCAGAGCAATCGGCAAACCGATGCTCGGGCCGTTGCGGGAATTTTCAGAGTCAATGGTCCAGGCTGCAACTGTTGCGGGAGATTGGATAAATAAGAACCAATCTCTAGTGACAATGGCGTTGAAAGTTGCTGGCGCCCTTGTTATGGTTAAGGGCTCTGTTATTGCCGCAAAAATGGTGTTTTCTGGCCTGATGCTTGTCGTCACGCCGTTTTACCGAACCTTCCTCCTTTGTCAGAAGGCAATGGTTCTGTATAGAAATAGTGCTGCGGCAGCTGCTTTCACAACAAAAGCCTTGGGATTTGCTTCTTTTGCGGCTTCAAAGTCCATGGCCGGTTTGAAATTTGCGTTGAACGCGGTCGGTTGGGCAATGAAATTCATGTTTTGTAATCCTATCGGGTTGGCAATCGGCGCTGTTGGATTTTTGATTACAGCTGGGATCGCTCTCTATAAAAATTGGGACGATGTTAAAGCTTATCTCGCATCGTTATGGACCAGTTTTAATGAGAAGTTTCCGGCGATGGCCTCAGTCGTTAAGGGCATGTATGACAGCGCTGTCAATTCAATCAATGGGATTAAAACAGAATTCAAAGGCTTATTAACATTCGTAACAGGTGCATTTTCTGGAGATTGGGCCAAGGCTTGGGACGGTGCAAAAATGGCTTTCGCAGGATGCTTCCAAGTCCTTCCGGATTTCGCTAAAGGTCCGCTCAATCTCGTAATCTCGCTGGCGAACAAAGCTATTGCCGGGCTCAATTCCCTAGGCTCCTTCAAGATTCCGGATATGGTTCCGGGCATTGGAGGCCAGAGCGTAGGAATTAACATTCCGGAAATTCCGATGCTGGCAGCCGGCGGTATCGCGACAGGGCCGTCGTTAGCAATGGTAGGCGAAGGAAGGGAGCCGGAAGCGATCCTCCCGCTTTCCCGTCTTGGCGGAATGATGGGCGCCGCCGGCCCCTCGATCTCTGTGAACTTCTCTCCTGTAATTCAGATTACAGGAGCCGGAGCTGTCAGGGAGGACGTCCAGTCCGGCCTCAGGGCAGGTGTGACCGACCTTAAGCGCGAACTTGAGCGCTTGATCAATTCTGACCGCCGCTTGTCTTACGCCTAATGGAGGCTCTATGTACAAAACGATTCAGGGCGACACTTGGGATATTCTGGCCAAGAAACTGCTGGGGAGCGAAATGTACATGTCAGACCTGATCCGGGCGAATCCGGATTATCAGGAATATGTCATTTTCCCGTCAGGGATTGAGCTCAATGTTCCGGAAGTCGAACAGACTACCGCTCAGGAAGAGTCGATGCTGCCGCCATGGAAGAGGAAGAACAAAAATGTCGGGACCTAGACAAACGAGGCTTCGGCTGCTGTTTTCTAAAAACGAAACAGATGTTTCCGAAGATCTTTGTAAAGATCTGCTCTCATGGTCATTTACCGATCATGAGAGCGGCCAGGCCGATGAAATCAGTTTGACGCTTAAGGACAATGAAGGGAGGTGGGCAGGCAGTTGGCAGCCTGACGGCGGCGAGAACATCAAAATGTACTTGTCCGCCGGCACCACGGAAGAACCGGGGCCGGAGGCGTTCCTTGGAACATTCTTTGTTGATTATCAGAGAATCTCCGGTGCGCCTCGAGTTTACGAACTGCGAGCGGTGTCCATCCCGCTCAATAAGCCAGTCCGGAAAACCCAAAAGAATCGCGCTTGGGAGAACCATTCTCTTCAGGAAATCGCACAAGAAATCTGCAGGGATGCTGAATTAGAGCTTTTCTTTGATTCCGCCGAAAATCCTCAGTATCAGCGCATTGACCAGTCTCGCCAAAGCGATATGGCATTCCTGCAGCGTTTGTGTGAAGAATCCGGGCTCTCGATCAAGGTAACAGACAAAACCGTTGTGATATTTGGTCAAGAACGCTACGAGAAGAAGGATCCTGTTTGCACAATGGAAATCGGGGTCAGTGACATCCTGAGCTACACGTTCGAGGTTTCTCAAAGCGATACCTATAAAGCGGTCAAAGTGAGGTGGCGCAGTCCTTCAGCGAAGAAGAAGGATCAGGCGGCCGGCTACGACCTCAATCTGCAGAAAGTGAAGGCGGCCAAAGCGACCGAATACGACTTCAATCTGCAGAAAGTTGACAAAAACGGCAAAGGATCAAACCCCGCTGTTTTTGAGTACACCTACACGGATCCGGAAGCCGACGAAAACGGCCAAATCTTTGAGATGAAAAAACGCTGCGCTTCGCTCGAAGAGGCAAAACGGCTGGCTAAGGCAAAACTTCGCCAGCTCAACAGCAGAAAAATAACCGGAGACATGACGGTTATCGGAACCCCGTTTTTGTGTGCCGGAACTGTCATTAAAGTGGTCGGCGCCGGTGCTTTCAGTGGCAATTACATCATCGAAGAGGCAAACCACAGCGGAGGAAGCTCGGGGTACACCACGGGCCTGCGGCTGAGGCGCGTCAATAAGGAGTATTAAGGTGTTGTTTAAAACAAACGAAGAAGACCGTGACGCGGTTTTGGCAATTCTCAAAATCGGTGAAGTGACCGACATCGACCCGGCAAAATGCAAGATCCGTGCAACGTTTGACGATGAGGACGGAAAAACAAGTTACTGGCTCCCGGTACTGCAGAGAAAGACGCTGCATGACAAAGATTTCTGGCTCCCGGATGTCGGAGAGGACGTTCTTTGTCTGTTTTTTAATGAAGCTGAAGAGGCCGGATTCGCGGTCGGCAGTTTTTATGCCGGAGATGTGGATGTTCCCGGACAATCCGTTGATATCCGGACAGTGAAATTCAAAGACGGATCAGAATTCAGCTACAACCGAAACAGCCACGAATTGAAGGGCATGATTGGCAGCACCAATTTCAAGCTGGATCGCCAAAACATTGCGATTGCGGCGCCGGAAGCAATCTCCCAGAGCTCCAAAAAAGTTGAGGTTGAAGGGTCTAATCAGGTCGCCATTAAGGGCGGCACTTCGGTTGACATTACGACGCCGACGCTCAATCTCAATATTGGCGCTACAACGATGACGCTCAACGACTCGAGCGCAACGATTTCGAGCGAGAACGTCAATTTCACAGGAAACCTGAGCATTAATGGCAATTGTTCGGTTCAAGGAAATTTTTCGGTCACCGGGAATATTGATGCCGGAGGCACCGTCCACGGAACTAACATTTAAAGGAGGACGTTATGGCCTTCGGAGTAACCGGATTGCTAGGAACTCTCCCGTTTGTCTGTTCCTCAAATATCGTGAATACATTCAAAGATGTGAATAGAGAGCTGGCGACAAAATACGCCCGCCACGATGTGATCGGCAGGAAGCCGGTTCTTGAGTGGATCGGAGAAGAGCCTGACATGATCAGTTTCAAGATTCGTTTCGACAGTTCTCTGAACTCGCCTCCTGAGTCGGGTTTGTTTTTATTGAAACGAATGCTGGACTCGCACAAGCCTCAGAGACTTCTTCTGGGGCCGCGCTACATGGGAAAGTTCGTCCTCGAGTCGATCTCGGAAGAACGGCGATTCCATACGGGCCTCGGCGCCTGCCAGATTGCAGAGGCCACGATTTCATTAACTGAATGCGGTGACGAAAATGCAGCACGTCCTTAATTTATCACAGCCGATTTCTTTTGCTCCCGGCACGGTGGCTGCCGAGGTGCTTCAGAACGTCAGAACGATTCTCGCAACTCGAAAAGGGACCGTTCCTCTGGATCGAGACTTTGGCCTTGAGTGGGAGCATGTAGATAAGCCGATCCACATTGCCAAGGCGCTCATCCAAGCTGAAATTATTGAGGCGGTTGAGCGATGGGAGCCCAGAGCCGTTATCGACAAAATTGAATTCGGAGAACAGGCTGAGGACGCTATGGACGGGCTTTTGAATCCAATTATCACATTGAGTATCGGAGGCGGAAATGCCTGAGACTCTACCAAGATGGGGAATGCCGGACGTCAATTTCATTGAAACGGATCCGGAGAAAATCAAATCAGACATCATCAATCGCTATGAGACGGCCACCGGCAGAACGCTCAGTACCGGCGATCCCGTTCGGTTGTTTTTGCTGACAATTGCGTCCGAAATTATTCAGCTGCGGCAGGTTTTTAACCATGGGGCGCAGCAGAATTTACTCACGTATGCACAAGGACAATATTTAGATGCCTTGGGCGTGTTCCTCGATACGGCTCGACAGCCGGCAGATAAAGCCGTTACGACAATTCAGTTCACACTAACCCAAGCGCTTTCGAGCGCTTTTTTTATACCTGCAGGTTTTCAGGTGAGTGCCGGGAACGTCATATTTGAAACGACCGAACTGGTGACCATTGCTCCGGGAGATCAGCTGGGGACGGCGCAAGCAGAATGTACGCAGGCCGGCACCATCGGAAACGGATATTTATCCGGGCAAATTTCTACGATCGTGGCGCCTCTGGCATTTTTGGCCAGCGCCGTAAACACGACGGAATCGATCGGCGGGTCAGACATTGAGAGCGATGCGAGTTATGCCGAGCGCCTGCGCCTGAAGCCAAACTCCTTTTCAGTGGCCGGCCCGGAGAAAGCATACATTTTCCATGCTTTTTCAGTCTCTCCTTCCATCATTGACGTAGCGATCGATTCGCCGACTCCCGGTGTGGTGAATGTTTACACGTTGCTGACCGGAGGCGCGCTGCCGTCAACGGCGTTTCTGCAGGAAGTTGAAGACTATCTGTCCGGAGAGGAGATCAGGCCGCTGACCGATGAGGTCCATGCTAAAGCACCGACAGCTTCTTCGTACAGCGTCAACGTTGACTATTACGTTCTGCAGAGTGATGCAGTGAGACTCTCTGCGATTCAGACGGCTGTTCAAGCAGCTGTGAACGATTACGTTTCGTGGCAGCAAGCCAAAATCGGCAGAGATATCAATCCGGATGAACTCATTAAACGAGTTCGCGATGCTGGCGCCGGCCGGATTCTTCATTCAACCCTTACGCCAGCTTTTAAGACATTAACCAAATCTCAAGTTGCCCAATGCTCGTCCGTGACAGTGACATTCAAGGGCCTGGAGGATGGCTAAATGAAAACATTAAATGATGTCGCCTTAGGCGATCTGCTGCCTGACAGTATTTCGTCAGATCAGCAGGTACAAAAATCTGCAGAAGCAATCGACCCGGAACTGAAAACAGTTTCGGGTTTCTTGTTATTGGGCGCTGTGCTGGCCAATGTCGATAAATTGACCAGCACTCAGCTGGATCATATTGCCTACTCGTTTGACCTCACGACTTGGCGAGATTATTGGCCTTTGAGCCAAAAACGGCAGGTCGCCAAAACCGTTGTGGCGCAGAAATGCCGCATGGGCACATTGTCGGCAGTCAAAAAAGTCCTCGAATCTCTCGGTTCTGCAGTTTCCATTACTGAATGGTGGCAGAAAACGCCCAAGGGCACACCTCATACATTTGAGGTGGTTGCCTCCATCGGAGCCATATCCGGAGGCCTGAGCGCCAATGCTCAGGAAGACTTTTTCAGACTGCTGGACGAAGCCAAACCTGTTCGCAGTCACTACACATTCACCGTCGTTCAGTCGCTTCTTGGAAATTTACAGGTTTCCGGAACGATTCGCTCGGCTTCTTTTGCGCGTTGTTCTTCCGAAATAACGCCACTCACAACTCAAATCAGCGTGACACCGCTCATGAGACCGGTTTCGTACGCACGCATCTAATCACCCAGTGAAAATTTAGGAGTTTTGATATGCCTAACGTAGTCATTACGTCGGCAGGCCTTGCCGCGCTCGTAAATGCCGAAAACAACGGAACTCTCCCCGTAAAAATCACAAAGTTCGGTCTCGGAACCGGAAACTACACTCCGTCTGCAGATCAGACGGC